GCGATTAAAGGCTCATACTATGGTAATTTAATTATAGAAGCAGAACAAGAAGGAAGAATTACAAAAGTAGAAAGAGACCCTAGCTTACCTGTTCATGTAGCTTGGGATTTAGGAATATCTGATAGTTGTGCTTTATGGTTTTTTCAAGTTACTATGGGTGAGATAAGAATATTTGATTATTATGAAAGTGCAGGAGTTGGATTAGACCACTATGTAAAAGTAATGGATGAAATGCAAATAGAATATTGGGGTGATGATTACCTACCACATGATGCTAAAGTACGAGAACTAGGTACAGGTAGAACCAGAGCAGAAACTTTAATCAATATGGGTAGACGACCTCGTATCGTACCAAACCATAAAGTTGATGATGGAATCAATGCTGTAAGATTATTGTTGCAAAATTGTTATTTTGATGTTAAGAGATGTGAAAATGGTATTAATGCTTTGAGGAATTATCAAAGAGAATGGGATGATGTTAAAAGAGTATTCAAAAGAAACCCTTTACATAATTGGGCATCACATGGTAGTGATAGTTTTAGGTACTTAGCTATGTCTTATAAAAATATAAAACCAAAAGAAAAAGAACCAGATATTATGAAAGAATTATTGCGTACTCCAACACTAGATGAAATGATGGATATACACGACAGAGAACAACTTAGAAAACCAGAAAAAAGAATATAATGACTGAAGAAGAAATATTACTTAACGAACAAAGAAAAAAAATTATAGCAAGTATGCTTAGAAAAGATAGTAATTTAGGTAATTTAGATTATGTTAAAAATAAAATAAGAAACACAAAAAAACAAATTCAACCTTATTTTTTAGGAGACCCTGTAGATTTAGATAGACCAGGTTATTTAACTGACGAAATGATAAACGAAATGAATGAAGCTAGAAGGCAATCAGGAAGAAATGCAATAGAAGGCGATAATATAGATAATATAGATAGGTATATTGCTTCAGTTAGAAATAAAGAAAGGCAAAAAAAATCATTTCCTAGTATACTTATGGAAGATATTAGTTCTTTAATTAAAGATGGAGAATATAAAAAATTATTAGAGTTAGCTGATGCTTTAAGAAATCCACCAGAAGGAGTTTCTGCTAGAGAAGCCTTAGATGTAGAATATAATATAGATAGAGAATATCCTAGTGTATCTTCTCCTATGAATTCTCAGAGATTAGAGTATATTCCTGGCAATGTAAATCAAAATAGATTAGGTATAAGAAATGTTGAAGGTAATTTACCTACAGAAATTATAAGAGATGATGAAGCACTAATGAATTATTATGAAAATTTAAGAAGAATGAGATAAAAAAAAGGATATAATCATGTATGGAAACCCAATGATGACAGATGATGAAAAACAAAGAATGATGGCAGCTATGTTAGCAGGTAGAGATGCAGCTCGTATGAGAAGTCCTACTGGTATGATGATGGCAAATGCTGAACAAGGTATGATGAATGACCCTTCTATGGAAGCAGATAGAACAAGAGGAGTTCCTATGCCTGATAGTATGAACCCTACATTAAGAAATGAACAATCTTATACACCATCTGTAGAAAGAATAAGTCCTATGGGTAGTCCTATGACCCCACAAGAAATAGATGAAGAAATTATGAGATTACAAATGCTTAAACAGACTTTGGGAACTTAATGACCGAAGAAGAAAGATTAATGATGGCAGATATGTTAAAAAGAGAAAATAATTTATTGCAGTATCATCAAGATTCTATTAATAATAACCTTATGTTTGATGAAAAAGGCACACCTACTACTGTTTATACTACAGGAGCAGTAAATCCAGAACAACCAGATAGATTATACACAGTTCCAGGATATGATAATATTTCTGGAGAGTATGTAGCTAAATTAGATGAGTTTGGAAAACCTCTTAGAAATGAAAGAGGGGATGTAATAATAGACGAAGATAAATTATATAATATGGCACAAGATAGAAACTATTTTGATACTATGCCATACACTACTAGATACCCTGACAATAAAAAACTTACAATAGAAGAACACATGGAATTAGTAAATAGATTAAAAAATGTAATAAATAGAGATGGCACTATGGTTCAAAAAATAAGAGGAACTTATGGCAGAAACTAGAAAAGAAATGGAAGTAGTGCAAGGTACTGCACAATACTGGCAAATGGAATTAGAAAGTGCCGACCAAACTGAAAAAGATTGGAGAGACAGAGGAAGAGCTGTTGTAGCACGTTATAGAGATGAAAGAAGTGCAGATAGCTTTGGTGCAGGTTTATATAAGCAGTTTAATATCCTATGGTCTAACACAGAAACTATGAAAGGTGCATTATTTGCTCGTATGCCTAAACCAGATGTGCGTAGAAGATATAGCGATAATAACCCTATTACAAGACAAGTAGCTATAGTGCTAGAAAGAGCATTACAATACGGAAATGAGGTATATTCAGCAGATAAACCAATAAAAGCTGCATTAGAGGACTATTTACTACCAGGCAGAGGGGTAGTTTGGGTAGTTTATGAGCCTATTTTTGTAAAAGAAACCATACAAGTAGAATCTTTAGATGAATTTGGCAATATGATAATGATTGACCAAGAAGAAGAAAGAATTGCAGACCAAAGATGCTACTTTGAGTATATAAATTGGGAAGATTACAGAGAAAGTCCTGCAAAAAGACCAGAAGATGTATATTGGAAGGCAAGAAGGCACTTACTTACAAGAGATGAGTTAATAGAAAAAGGCTTTAAAAATGCCTCAAATATACCCCTAAATTGGTCTCCAGAACCTACAGAAGGCTACTCAGAAGAGTATTCTGAGGTATTTTCTCGTGCAGAAGTGTGGGAAATATGGGATAAATACAAAGAAAAACGATATTTTGTATCAAAAGGTTACAACGAAATACTAGCAGAGGATGATGACCCTTATGGATTAGAAAAATTTTTTCCTTGCCCTGATTCATTAGTAGCAATAAGAACCAATGAAACCAGTGTTCCTATACCTGAGTTTACATTATATCAAGACCAAGCTGATGAATTAGACAGAATTACTACTAGAATAAGTAATTTAATAGAAGGATTAAAAAGAAGAGGTGTATATGATGCTTCTGTACCAGAATTATCACATTTAGCAGATGCTGGAGATAATGATTTTGTGCCATCAGAGAATTTTGCACAATTAATCTCAAAAGGTGGTCTACAATCAGTATTTCAGCAAGAAGATATAGCTCCTATTGCACAAGTATTACAAGGGTTATATCAACAAAGAAACCAAGTATTAGACACTATTTATCAAATAACAGGCATATCAGACATTATTAGAGGGTCTACAAAAGCTAGTGAAACTGCTACAGCACAACAATTAAAAGCACAATTTGGCAGTATGCGTATGCGTAAAAAACAGTCTGAAATAGCTGAATATGTAAGAGATTTATTTAGAATTAAAGCAGAACTTATAGCAGAGCATTATGAACCAGAAACTCTAGCTGCTATGACAGCATTAACAATTACTCCAGAAATGATGCAAATAATGCGTGATGATAAATTAAGGGGTTATAGTATAGATATAGAATCAGATGCTACAATTTTTACAGATGAAGAAGAAGAAAAAAGAACTAGAATAGAGTTTTTACAATCATTTGGTGGATATTTAGAAAGAACTGTAGCTATAGCAAATCAATCACCTGCTTTAACACCATTAGCATTTCAAGCACTAAGATTTTTAATGGGTGCATGGAAAGTAGGAAGAAACTTTGAAGATATTATTGATAGAACAGAAGCACAACTAACACAACAAGCTCAACAAGCAATGCAAGCTGGTCCTCAACCTTCAGAAGCTGAAAGAATTGCTGCACAGAAAATGCAAACAGAAATGGCTAAAGAAGAGTTAAAACAACAAGGTAAACTAGCAGATATACAATCAAGAGAAAGAACTGTAGGTAATAAAACAGCTACAGAAGCACAAGCTAGTCAGGGTAGAATGGATGCAAAGAAAGAACTAGCATTATTAGAAAGTGATATGAAAATAGCAGCTCAATTAAATCAGGATGCAAAAGATGAGTTACAATAAAAATTACGATAATATCCAATGGGGTAAAAGTAACTATAAGTTTGCTAAAGCAACAAAAAGAACAAAATCACACCAAGTTATGGGTGATATACAAGAATTTGTGTCTCCAATCGACAAGACTGTTATAGGCAGTCGTTCTCAAATAAAAGAACACGAAAGGAAACATAATGTTAGGCAAGTAGGTAATGATTACACAAGTTCTACAAAACCTAAGTTTTGGGATAATATGATTAACAATAACAAAAGAGGATAATATGACACAAGAAAGCACTCCTGCACAGGAATCAGCACCTAATCCAGCACCGACACTAGAAGCTGTATTAGAAGGTGCTATTAACCAAACTATAGAACCTGAAACACCTAGCAATGATACACCAAAGGAAGAAGTAGAAAACACTACTATTCCTGATGCTCCTAAACAAGTGGAGACAAATAATTCCGAAGAATCTAATTCTGAATCATTAGACCAGGTAGCTCCTGAGAGTGAAACAGAAACCAAAGATTCTACAGAAGAACCTTCTGATGATGCTGTAGTGGCTCATGTTGATGGAGAGGATTCGAAAGAAACACCTTTACAAGCTCCAAAAAACTGGTCAGAAGATGTAAAAGGCACGTTTAAAGATTTACCTCGTGAAGCACAGGAGTATATGCTAAAACGAGATAAAGAGATGACTGCTGATTACACTAGAAAGACGCAAGAAGTAGCTCAACAACGCAAAAGTTATGAATCACTAGATAAAGTTATAGCTCCAGTAAGACAGCGAATAGCAGCAAGTGGTATAGGGGAATCCGAATATATTTCCAGATTACTAAATGCTGATATGGCTCTTAGAAATAACCCAAAAGTGGCAATCAAACAATTAGCACAAGGCTATGGCATTGACCTTTCATCAATCGAAGACACTGGGGATTGGAATGATTCCGACCCTCAAATCACCCAACTACAACAACAAAATCAGGCGATACTTGCTGAACTAAACCAGTTCAAACAGCAAAATCTACAATCGGCTAGACAGCAAACAGAAAATCAAATTTCTACTTTTGCACAATCAACTGATACTAAGGGTAATTTAAAATATCCTCATTTTGAGCAATTAAGAGTTAAAATGGGTAATCTAATAGATGCAGGAGAAGCTAAAGGCTTAGAAGATGCTTATAGTAAAGCTGTTCGATTAGACGATAATTTATATAAACAATCCTTAGAATCACAAAGAAAAAGTGCTAAAGCAGAAGAAGATGCTAAGAGAAAAGCAGCAGTTGAAAAGGCTAAAAAAGTTAGACCTAGAACTGCGACAGCTCCTCCTAGTGGCTCTGTTAAAACTAGCGATTTAGATTCTTTGCTTATGGAATCAATTAGTAGTGCAGGTATAACTAAATGAGTTGTGGGTTTAACAATAACTTAATGAGGTATAAAAATGGCAAGTCCAAATAGTACGTTTACCGAAATAGTTACAACTACTCTTGCAGGATATTCAAAAACTCTTGCAGATAACGTAACTAATGGTAATGCCTTGCTTCGTCATATTGATGGAAAAGGCAACAAACAAATCGCCACAGGTAGAACAATTGTGCAGGAATTAGAATACGCAACTAACTCAACTGCAAAATGGTATAGTGGCTACGAGGTATTAGATACATCTACATCTAATGTATTCACAGCAGCTGAGTTTAATTATAAACAATTAGCAGGTAATGTGGTTATATCAGGTTTAGAACAGGTCGAAAACTCTGGTAAAGAAGCAATCTTTAACTTACTTAAATCAAGAGTAAGAAACTTAGAAAAAACTCTAAAAAATACTATGGCTACTGGCTTATATGCTGATGGCACAGGTACTGATGGAAAAGAACTAGGTGGATTACAGTTGATTGTAGCTGGTACAAATACCAACACAGTTGGTGGTATTAACGCAGGTACTTATACATTCTGGAAAAACCAAGTATATGATTTTTCAACAGAAAGTGTAACACCTAGTGCAACTACTATCCAAACAGCTATGAACACACTATGGTTAAGTACAACTAGAGGTGCAGACCATCCTGATGTTATCGTAGCAGCATCTAATTACTTTCAATTCTATTGGAGTTCTTTACAGACTAACCAAAGATTTACAAGTGATGACAATGCTAGTGCTGGATTTATGAACTTAATGTTCATGGATGCACCAGTATACTATGATGACCAATGTCCAACAAGCAAGATGTATATGCTTAACTCGGACTATTTATTCCTTCGTCCAGCTCAAGGTAGAGAATTCTCTCCTTTAGGTGAGAAGGCTTCTGTTAACCAAGATGCTATGGTATTGCCAGTCGTTTGGGCAGGTAATATGACTTGTTCAAATAGAGCAAGACAAGGCATCATACAAGCATAATAAAGGAGAAAAAACTATGTCTTATATAACTGGTATAGATATTACTGCCACTAGTTCGAGTGCTGAATTTCAGCCAGGGCAAATAGCTCAAACTGCTGACGGTAAACTCTATAAATATGTTCAATATAATGTTGGAGCAGGTTCTGTTGCTGCAGTATCTGGCAATGTAGTTGGATATTACGCACCTAGTGGAGCTTCAGCTGGAGCAACAACTGTTGTTACTTCAGATGTAAGTGATACTGCTAGAGTAGGTGCTGGTGTTCTTCAATCAGCTCCAGCTACAACTGAATATTGTTGGATTCAAGTAACTGGTCCAGCAACATTAACAACTGCTTTAACAGCAGGTGCTGACGGTAACGCGTTGACATTAATCGGAGCAGGAGATGGTACACTAGACCTTGTAAATGCTGCTACTGATTCTGCTTGTGCAACTGCTATAGATGCAAGTGCCAAGATAATAATGTGTCAATTTCCACTGTAGCATTAAAATATATAGAGGGTGGTTTATACTGCCCTCTATAAACTAGGAGAGTAAAATGGGTAATTTAAGAGTAAATATATTTAAGAGTGAAGATGGTAAACAAGATTTAGTAGAGTTTAAACTAATCGGAGACCCTAATACTGTTATATATAAAATGACTGAAAAAGAAGCACAGGTAAAACAAGATTTTCCTGCTGAATACAACGCATATTATAAAACTAAAAAACCAATACCAAAAGCAACTCCTATAAGTAAATTAAAAACAATTAATAAAAGTAAAAT